TTCACCGCATCCCCAACATTTATTTCATTTTTCATTTGATTTCCCTCGTCTCTGTTTTTGCTTCGGCTTTGTGCCTCCGCTCCCACCACCCTGCTAGCCCGTCACCGCATTTCAAGGCAATTCGCTTTTGTTGTGTGTCATAAATCTAACGGCTCAAAGGGTGCAAACGGGAACGAAAGAAGGGCAAGCAATGGCCAACTCCGCGCCAAACCTTTGACGCCATGCTGAATCCCGCGCCAATCCCCTTGGCAATCCCCTTGGCAATCCCTTACACTCCCTTAACACACCCGCACGCGCCCTAGCTAAGTATAGCAATATACTATACTACTTTACTATACTGTATAGCTATATGGGGGGGAGGGGGTCCGTTAGGAGGGGGGAGTGGATAGATTGAAATTGATCCATAAGCCATTTTAAAAAAATCACAGATGTTTGGCCCTACTCGCCATAGCCGCTGTCCTTGGCGTAAGGTCTAGTTTACGCGGGTAGAGGATTAAACAGAGGTCGCGTCAACACAGTTGCGACGTAAGTTGCTGTAAAGGACGGGAGAAAGGGTGTAAAGGTTGTGGATTAATTTGAGATAGTTGTAATGTAGTTATGTTCATAGAGATAGGTAGTTTGTTTTATTACTAACAAACTGCTTGCATATCTAGGGGAATATGAAATAGATGGGGTATGCCTAAGAGGAAGATTAGTGATCTATCTAAGTCGGTAGCCGCAAATGCAAACAATGTTGGTAACTTCATTGAGAGGCGTGATCCGGCGTTGGCAATTAAGGCACTAGAGATGTTGGCCGAAGGGGAGAGTTTTAATAGCATTAATAAGAAGCTGGGAATGAAGTGGGAAACTGTGGCGAGGCTAAAGGCGCGGCATAAGATGGCTTTGAATGAACGTAGGGCCTCGCTGGCAGAGGACGCCCTAGACATTGTAGAAGGCTTGCGGCTCTTGCAGAAGGAGAAGATGCGGATGCTAGCGGAAGACCCAGAGCAATTGGCTAGGACTAACATACGAGACTTAACACTTCCGTGGGGGATAGCTAATGATAAGTTCCTGTCGGCTATGGGAGAGAACAGGGTTGTGGTTGAGCATAAGACGAGTGCCCCGAGTTTGGAGGATGCCATGAAGGCTATTGAGCAAGCTAGGGCCAACATGAAGGCGTCGTCTATTGAGGCCGTAGTAACCGAGATAAAGGAATGAGTTTGCTTTGGGCCTACCATGAGGTGTTGAAGCCGCCAAGTGATGCGGAGCTGGCTTCCATGTCCCCAGAGGATGTGCTGAAGCTGCATGAGCTCTATCATTCGGCAATTGCGAATAGCAAACGAGATAACTATCGCTATGGCTGGAAGTTGCCGCATTGGAAGGATGCCGAGGAGTTGATGGCTTTGCATTCCGAGCTTCTGGTTAGCGGAGGCAATCGGTCTGGGAAGACGTGCTTTGCCGCCAATGCCATTGTGAAGTCGGCTGTTGAGAACCATAATTCCACAATAATGTGTTTTGCACAGAATGCGGATGTGTCTATTCGCCAGCAGCAGTCTGCAATCTATGATGCCTTACCCGAGGAATACAGGGTGAAGGTGTTAGGCACAGAAGAGAACATCTCCTACACGCGGAAGAACGGCTTTAGCAAGTCGAGTTTGATTCTGCCTAACAGCAAGAGTTCAATCATCTTCAAGACCTATGCACAGTTCTTGAACAACGACACCATTCTTGAAGGTGCTGAGTTGGGATGCCGCGATCCTAAATGGCTCAATATCGGGGCGTGGTGCGACGAGTATTTGATTGGGCCTGAGCTTTTATCTACGCTACGGTTCCGCTTGGCTACACGCAATAGCAAGCTGGTGGTTACGTTCACGCCCATTGATGGCTACACCGAGGTTGTGCGTGACTATGTGCAGGGGGCCAAGACGTTGCGTTCTAAGGAGGCAGAGCTTCTTTCTGGACGTGCCGTGCCCTATTTGCAGAAGTCTAAGAATCGTGATGCTGGCATCATCTACTTCCACAGCAAAGACAATCCCTTTGGAGGATATGAGCGTATCTCAAAGGACTTGGCTGGTAGACCGGAGAATGAGATTCTAACCCGTGCGTATGGCATTGCAACGAAGTCAATGTCTACGAAGTTCCCCAACTTCTCCCGCGAGGTGAACGTCATTCCCCATGAGAAGATTGACCTGAAGAACAAGACTAAGTATATGGTTCTTGATCCTGCTGGCAGAAAGAACTGGTTCATTTGCTGGGTGGCTATTGACGAAAGCGACACTTGGTTTGTCTATCGTGAATGGCCGGACAGCAACGTAGGTGATTGGGCTAAGTGGCATGGCGGCAAGTGGTCAAGTGGAGAGGCCGCAAAGGGACTTGGCTATGGCATCAAGGACTATGTTGAGTTAATCACCGGAATGGAGTCCGAAACAAACGACACCATCTTTGAGCGGCTTATTGATCCACGGCTAGGTGCAGCCAAATACCAGACACAAGAGGGCGCGTCGTCCATCATAGAAGACCTATCGGATGCTGGGCTTGTGTTCATTCCCGCTCCCGTCATTGACATTGAGGATGGGCTTCAAGCGTTGCAGACCAAGATGTCTTACAACAAGAAGAAGCCAATTGATTCAATCAATAGACCCCATTTCTATATTTCGGATAGATGCCAGAACATCATATCGGCATTGCAGGAATACACCGCAGAGGGCGGGCAAGAAGAAGCTTGGAAAGACCCTATTGATGTGATACGATACTTGGCGGTGAGCGGGGCTAATTATGTTTCTCCAGATTCTATGAAAACCAAGGTTGTATCACAAGGTGGCTACTAATGAAAAAAACTAAACTTAAAATCAAAGCTCCAGTTAACATTGAAGAGGCACAACCTATTGAGTTGGAGGCCGTAGAAGAACCAAAGCGTATGCACGTCTTTGCGGCAAAGGTGCTAAGGCAAGCAATCAATCCACAGTGGATTTACTGCGTTGCCATTGAGCAAGACCTTGGATGCATCCATGTTGCTATCCCGCGCCGTATGACCAATAAGCTTGTCGGTAAAAACATTCAAGTTGAATCAATCACCGACATTACAGGAACCTCCTATCGCTATGTTCAAGGACAACCACATTGATCCAACAACGGACAAGAAGTGGCTGTTAAGTCATTCTGATAGGCTTATAGCCTATGAGTATGCGGTTACGGCAAAGAACAACAGCACCGCTGAGGTTTTTCCTGACGAGCTTGCGGATAAGATAGGTCGTCCTAAAGAATACGTCACCAACATCATAAAGAACGCCATGTCTCACGCAAAAGCGTGCTATCATAACACCTAACACTATGCAAGAAACAAAGTCTCAGCACGCTCTCACATTTGTTGACCAAGATGGTCCTGACGTTGTTGTGTTGCGTGGAGCGTATGACAGGACGCTCACTGAGCTTTCCACTTATTTTAGCCAATGTATTAGCAGCGGGGACAATCGTCGTTGCAATTGGCCGGGTAAGTCTATGGATATGCGTAAGCATGGCGCGGATGCTTTCCCTTGGGATGGTGCGTCTGACACTGAGGCTCGCATCATTGATGAGCGCATTAACAGCTATGTTTCGCTGTTCATGGCATCGTTGTCGCGTGCAAACATTCGGGCCTATCCAGTTGAGCATTCCGATAGTGGTCGCTCACGCGTAGTAAGTGCATTCCTGAAGTGGATGGTGGCTTCTTACATTCCTCGCTTCAAAGAAGAGATGGAGCTTGGTGCAAACTACTTCCTAGAGCGTGGGTTGATGATTACCTACATTGGCTGGGAGCGCATGGAGAAGAAGTATCTCCAGAAGATTGATCTGAACCAAATTGCCACTAGCTCTCCTGATTTGGCGCGTCTAATTATTGAGGGAAAGAATGATGATGAGGTCATTCAAATGTTTAAGTCTGTCTATCCAGACCTCGTTGATAAGCGGGCAAAAAAGGCGTTGAAGGAGCTTAGGGACAAGGGCGTTGGAGAGATTCCGGTTAGCCGTATGTCTGTTGATAGGCCATTCCTTCAGACTTGTGCGCCAGATGGTGACGTATTCTTTCCGTCCTACTGCATTGATCCACAGCGTGCTCCATTTGTCTTCTATCGAACGTTCCTGACGGTGCAGGAGGTTCTTTCTCGTGTTACGTCGGATGGTTGGGACGAGTCTTGGGCAGAATATGTCTGCTCAAAATATCGCGGTGTAAACACCTACAATTTGGAGAGCGTTTACGGAACTCGTGGTGGTTCTACCATCCGCTCTAGGCAGCAATATAATGCAAACGAACTTATTGAGATTGTCTATGGGTTCCAGCGTTTGATTGACTCCGAGGATGGTTCTGAGGGTATCTATTGCACAATTTTCCATCCCAAGTTTTCTGGTGCTAGTGACGTTAATGGGTACGCCAAGTTTGAGCTTCTAAACGGATATAACGACTATCCTTTTGTTGTCACCCGTCTTAGCAATAGTTCTAAGCGGATGTATGACGTTGAGACGTTCTCCGACCTTCTTCGTGGTCCGCAGGATCAAGTGAAGGCTGAACGCGATAGTCGGACTGATCGCAACAGTTTGGCGACTCTCCCGCCAATTCTTCATCCTCCCGGTAATGCTCCTTCGGACTATGGCCCCGGCAGATACATTCCCATTCGTCGTGCAGGCGAGATTAGCTTTGGCCCAACGCCACCATACAATCCCGGCTCAATTGAGATGGAGCGTACCGTCATTGGTGCTGCCGACAAGATTGTTGGTCTTGCAGTTGACGACCCGCTCTCTTCGATTCGCCAGCAGTATTTTGTAAACAAGTTCCTTTCACACACTCAGGATGTCATTAAGATGGCGTTCAAGTGCTATCAGCGATTCGGACCGGATCAAATGTTCTTCCGCGTAACGGGTGTTGCTGATCCAATGCAATTCGATAAGGGCAATCCAGATGAGGACTTTGACATTAAGATTAGCTTTGATGTCTTGAACAATGATCCAGACACGCATGAGGCGCGACTAGCGCAATTTGTTCAGTTGCTTCAATTGGACAAGAATGGCCGTATTAATACCGATAGCTTGCTTGAACATATGGCTGCGTCTATTGATCCAGTTATGGCTGATGCTGTTTTGCAACCAGCAGAACAAGCTTCTCAACAAGTTGTTAAAATGGTCACTGACGATTTGGCTAAGATTTTTGCTGGCATTGAGATGCCTGCACGTCCTAATGGTGCTCAGGTTGCCTTGCAAGTGATTCAGCAATATGTTGCACAGCCCGATGTTGCTCAACGGTTGCAACAAGATGAGACATTCCGTGGTCGCCTAGAGAAATATGCTCAGCAGTACCAATTTGCACTCACTCAGATGCAGAATGCTCAGATTGGTCGCATTGGAACAGCTCCAGCGCAAATGGGGCAAATGACTACTCAAAGCGTTCAGTAGGCTCAGTGGCCTAAGTTTCCAGTGGTTACACTTCGTTTATAAATCTTATTCGATCCTAATTTAAAGCGGGAGTAGTTGCTACGCAAAAATCAAAAGAACCCCCAAAGAAAGGGGGAGTTTGAGGGGGAGCTGCGACTTTCTGTCAAGCTAATTTAATTGACAGAATGGGACAAGTCGTATTTTCAATAAGTTATGAATATTTTCAATAAGAAGCATCCACTTGAGCAGCAGATGACATTCCTATCAGAGCGCGAGCAATTCTTGGATTTCTTAGATTGGATTTCTGCTGGTCGTGAAAGTGCTATTAGTCAACTACAACGAGCACCAGAAGGACGACTTCGTGAGATTAGTGGAAAGATTCAGGTGTATGACGAGATTCTTTCTCTTTGTAACTACAACAATTTGTTAATGAAACGCGCAGTCCGTATGTCTAATGGATTGCCCGGATAGTGTTGTGATATACTAAAACCTCGCAATGCCCGTGGCGTAAAGACGGCAATCATAATGTCAAACGAAGTTCAAACGGCTAACGCAGGAGCCGACCAAAAACCTGTGGTTAAAAATATATCTAATAGCGAGCTAATTGCTATGCGATATCGGTCTATGTCTGATGCTCCAAAGGTGCAAAATACGCCTAAAGAACAGCAACAAGAGACCAAAGAGGTGGCTCACGATGACGTGGAAGTTCCAAAGGAAGAAGTGCGGCAAGAAGAGCCTGCTCCCATTCCTACGGAACCAGATGTCAAAGAGGAGCAAAGAGTTCTTTCTAAGGACGTTGATTTGGATTCCATGAGTGAGTCAGAGCTTAGAGAGCTTTCCCAGAAACTCGGTAGCAAGGCCGTCGCCCGTTATGGCGAACTTACGGCTAAACGAAAAGCTGCCGAGGAACAGTTGGAAGCTCTCAAGGCAGACATCGCTAAACGTAGTTCAAACCAGTTGGAAGCCACGGTTAAGGATAATCCTTATGCCAACATTGACAATGCTACTGACCTAAAGTCTAAGTATCAAGAAGTCACTGAGGTTATTGACTGGTCTGAGGATTTGCTTGAAAAAGGCGAAGACCTTGGTGCCGATGATGTTTTGACAAACGTTAACGGCAAGGACTACAGTAAGCGCGAAATCAAGGATGCATTGAGGAAGGCGCGAAAGGCCAAAGAAATCTACTTGCCCGATCAGGACAAGCAGATTAAGATTGGTGAAGATCGCAAGTCCTTCAAAGAACACCTGATTAATCAGGCAAAGTCAGAGCTTCCTTGGTTACAGGGAGAGGACAATGATGTGCGAAAGCAGTATGAAGCAATGATTAGCGATGGGCGATTGAAGGATATTGAGAAGATCATTCCTGAACTTGCCCCGCAGTTGCCATATTTGTTGGCCCATGCAGCCAACAGCCTGTATGCACGTCGCTCCGTTGATGTTAAAGCAACATCACGCCTATCCCCGACATCTCCAGTGGTTAGCCAATCAGCAGAGTCCAATAAGCCTGAGACCCGTCAATCTAAGGCCCTGAATGACCTCTCCAGCCGCTTCGGTAAAAGCGGTAGTTACAAGGACTTCAAAGCAATTCGTGCTCTTCAACACTCTAAAATCTAACTATCATGGCTTTTTCTAATACTTATAATGTTACTAATCCCGGCTCTGGGGTCTCCAATCGCGAAGACCTCACGGACATTCTGACCATTCTGGCTCCCGAGGAGACTCCCGTTCTCTCGTTGGCCAACAAAAGCAAGGCTACCGCCACCTTCAATGAGTGGACTGTGGACACGCTCGCTACGCCATCGGCTACTGGCATTCAGGAGGGCGCGGATGTTTCCTCGTTCACTGACAAGTTCACTGGCCGCGCTCGTCTCGGCAATTATATCCAACTATTTCGCCGTGATTTCATGGTGAGTCAGCTCCAACAGGCTGTTGAGTCGGTTGGTCCAGCCAAAATTGCTGAGGCTGAGGCGAAAGGTGTCCGCGAAATCAAGCGCGATATGGAAAAGGTGCTTTGCGGCGATCAAGACCGCTCGGTTGAAGACGGCAGTTCTGCCCGTTATGTCAGCCGTGGTTTGGGTCTCTGGACCTCTAACACCCCGGGTGCTGACGTTCCAAGCGCATTCCGCACTCCCGCTGCATCTATTTGGACGACTGGCGCTGGTACGTTGACAGAGAATGCGTTCAACGGCTTGATTTCCTCCATCTACACGCAAACTGGCACGGTTGATAAGCTTTCGCTTGTCGCTGGTACGGTTCTTCGTCGCACGGTGAGTGGCTTTGCCCGTACTGAAAATGCTTCCGTTGGACGGACCTACCACGTCAATCAAATGGCGACTGACAAGGAAATCACGCTCTCGGTGAACACCTATGACAGCGATTTCGGCCTTATTACTGTTATTAACGGCAATCCAGCGTGTTTGCCAGATTCGTCCCGTGGCTACATCATCAATCCCGACTACATCGGTGTTGCTGAGTTGATGAGCCTTGGTTCGACTCGGGTTCCCGACCTTGGTGGTGGTCAACGTGGGTTTGTTGACGCTGCTGCTGGTCTTCAGGTCTTCAGTCCTCTTGCTCACGGCAAGATTACTGTTGTATCCTAATTAAACAGTTGCTATCAAAAGCCCGTGTGGTAGAATACTGCACGGGCTTTTTTATGGAAATCATTACGTCAATCCCAAGATACTCAGATGGTGAAGTCAATCGTGCGTTGATGCGCGAAATTACTACGGGCATTGCGTTGAAAGAAGCTTGGGAAAATGAGCGTGAAAAGATTTGCGCTAAAGAAGTTCAGAATATTAAAGACACACAAAAGGCTCACATTAAGGGAATGCGGTGCGTTGCAGTTACGCCCGCATGGGAGTGGTTTAATATGCGGAAGAAGTATGGGCATGAGGCCATGCACGATAAGGGCTTCATCAAAGACTATCAAAAGCGTTTTCCGAATCTGACTCCAAATAAACTCTGATGCAAGAAGTCACTTACACCTCTATTTACGATCAGGTTAGGGCTCTTGCTGGTGTCTCTGATTTTACGACTCAAGAGCAGTCTCTTATTACGACGCTAGTTAATCGTCGATCAAAACTTGCGTATGAGGCTTCTGATTTCTGGCCACGTTGGTTGGTTATTGGTGAACGGCGCACGTACACAGCAACTACTATTACTGCTGGCAGTTTTGTCATTGGTTACACCTACACGATTTTGACTATTGGCAGTGGAACGAATTGGACTAGCATTGGTGCTTCTTCTGCTACTATTGGCGTTACATTTGTGGCTACGGGGGTAGGTAGTGGTACGGGAACAGCAACGCTTAACAGCAACATTATTCCCTACGATAAGGCTGGATCACCCACCATTGATACCTACCTCCGTATTCACAAAAGCTATCAACCGTTCTTTCAATACTCGTCTGTAGAAGTTGAGTATTACGTTGATAGTTTGGGTGCACACGTCATGGGAGATACGTCGCCAACTGGAAGTGTTTTTGTGACGTATAAAAAAGAGTGGGATGGGCCATATACGACAAGTTCTACTAATATTCCCGAGGAGTGGTACAACTATCTTGGTCACGCTGTTTTTGTAGATTTCCTTCGACTAGATGCTCAGAATGAGAAGGCATTGGTTGAGGAGAAAGTTGCAGAGAGTATTCTTAAAGATCAACTAATGAAAGTTGATGTAACGAGATCAGTCGGCGTTTTGGCCCATCGTATCTCAACTCATGGAAGCCGAGCCTATCGGCGCAACTAACTGTTAGAATGTTTTTATGGCAAACGCTAAAATTGTAAACACACCATCTCAGGCAATCCCTCAATATGGTGCGCCTCATACACAAGTCACTATTGGTGCTACTGCTGGTGCTGTTCTTGGATCGTTGACGCTGAATGCAGGAACCACCCATGTGTTAGTTCAATTCACTGGAGCCAATGCTCGCGTTACGTTTGACGGAACTAGCCCAACCACGTCGAAGGGATTTGTGTATGCTGATGGAAGCACGGCCTATCTCACTCGTAACATGGCTAGTGCTGCAAAGGCAATCCGAGATGACAGCACCGATGTAGTGCTTGAGATTCAAGAGTTGAATTTCCTTTAATGCCAAGTCCATTTGAAAGTTCAATCAACTCAAAATACCAAGGGTATTTTGCGGGGTTGCGTCCTTCGTTTGCCGACCGTGAGTTTTTCTCGGATGTTTTGATGACTCCAAGTGGTGCTAATGCTCCAGATGTCATTTATACGCTAGTCACTTCTTCTGGAGACCGTTTTGTTGACAGTTCTTCTAATCCTTTAATCGCAGTTACATAATATGGCTGACATTCGCATCAAAGACCTAGTTACAACCGCATCCTCGGCTGCATCCGATGATTTCTTGGCCGTAGATGGATTTACGAACGGAACGCGTAAGATGAGTGCTGCCAATCCATCTGTCACTACGCTTACGACTAGCGGTGTAATTGCTCCCGGTGGCAGTGTGCATGGGGCAAATGGTGCGGTTGGCAATCCGAGCTTTGCATTTCTATCTGACCAAGACACTGGCCTCTACCACATTGGTGCAAACAATCTCGGTGTAGCGGCTAACGGTGCAAAGGTATTGGACATTGCAACGACGGGATTAGGAATTACTGGCACAGCGACCATCTCCTCCACCACCGCCAGCACCAGCACCGGCACGGGCGCGCTTATCGTGGCAGGTGGCGCGGGCTTCGCGGGGTCTGTTATTGCTGGCGGCACCAACAACGGCACCAACGAATACTCATACCCATTTCTGTCCTCAGCCACAACGCTCGGCGGCTTCGCGACCTACTCATCTGGAGCAACTGCCAACCAGCGCATCTGGGCCATCCAACACGGGTCAGGGGTGGGCGATGGAGTTTGGAGGCTGCGGGCCATAAATGATGCGCTATCGAACGGCAGCAACGCCATCAGCATCACGCGCACAGGAGATGCGGTGGGCACCATCTCCCTTGGAACAACGACGGCAACTGTGTCGGTGCTCGGCACCACCGCAGGCTCCGCAAGCGCAGGCGCGCTAGTGGTCACGGGTGGGCTGTCGGCGGGTGCGGCGAGCTATTTCGGGGGCGCGGTGACGGCGATTGGATTCAATTCTACCGGCACCACCGCCAGCACTTTTGGTGGCAATCTCACCATAGGCTCAAATAATGGCAACGGGACTTTCTCCGTCACCAACTCATCTGGGCTCCTTGCCTATGTTCAAGCAGTGGGTGCGAGCACCGTTTACATTGGTTCCGTTACTTCCGGCGCATCTACGATCTTAATGAGCGGGGCTGGATCAACCGCCCTCACCCTCTCTTCGACGCAAGCCGCCACCTTCGCGGGCGCGGTGAGCGTGGGAGGCGCACTCAAGCTTGGAAACGCCTACGTCGGCACAGTCATAGTTCCGACCGGATACGTCACTATCCAAGACAGCAATGGAAACACCTACAAAATTGCAGTTTCAGCCTAATCTCACACACCCATGACCATCCCAATCGCTCCCTACACCATGGGCTCTCCCGCCCAGCCTAAAGTCGGAACTCAATTCGAGGTCCGATACATCAACTACACAGGCGTCACCGCCGTGGCCGACTGCCATCTGCTCGACGCGGAGGGCGTGGAAATCATGCCCGTGGGCCTTGTGCCTGCTACGGCAGAGCAATGCGCCGCGTGGACCGATGACGCGACGTTTGCTGGCGTGTTGGCCGTCAATGCGGGGTTTGAGCTTCCGACCGAATAACTAAGTGACGCTGCAACGCTCATTGCTTCTTGGGCTGCTTGCGCTTGGATTGGTGGTAATCCTTGCGCTTGCCTTACGCAGTGAGCGTGTGCTGGTGAATGGACTTCCGCCGAGAATTATTGTTAATTCTCAGGTGGAAGCACAGGAAATGGCCGGTGCTTTGGCCGTTGGTGTTCTAGGGACTGGTTCAATGGCTCCCTACATTCCTAGTACCCCAAATGGGGCTGACCCACTAAAGACCATTGCGGCCTATGCGGTAGTCAATACCAACCTAACTTACAAGGACATCACTCCCGGTGCGCTTGTCATCTATTCCATCAACTATGTCAAAGGATCGAATACGATGCACCAAGCCGCACTTCTTGATGCATCTGGTTGGATTATGACTGGCCTTGGCAATAAAGAATACGAAAACAGGGTGCGTGTAACTTCCAACAACTTTGTTGGCATTGTTTCTAAGGTGTATGTCTGGAAGCCTTAAACATGGACGCTTTAGAGATTCTTATTAAAGGATGGCCGATTTTCCTCGGCATGATTACGCTCATCATAGTGCTCTCTAAGCTCGATTTGCGCGTAGCAGTGCTTGAGGAGAAGGTGAAGGCTCTATTTGAGATGTTTAACAAGAAGTAGGATTATTGGACGTAAACAATCTTGACTTATTCAATCTAAAAGAAATCATTTCTTCGATGCCTATCATCCAAGCTCTAAACAACCTCTATAACGCCAGCCGTCGTGCTGGCCTAACTGCTGATGAGCATGATTTGCTCAAGAAGTGCGCGGAACAGATTCTAGCCGAAAT